GCGGGTCGATTTGGCCACGATGTTTTTCTAGTTTTGGCCGAGCGCTTAGGGGGTTATCCACAGATTGTCAACAAGTTATTCACAGCCCGGAAGCCGGGCAGCCTGCGTTTTCCACAATTTGGATTTTTGGCATCCTTGCCTTGTCGTCATCAATGGGCCTTGCCCATGCGCAGGAGATGATCAAGATCCAGATCGGTGTGGACATGGCGGGCCCGTTGCGTCTGGTGCAGCGGGAATTGCCCAACGCCGTGCCCTACGTTGAGGCCAGCATGCTGACCGGCCTGGCCAAGCGGGTGCAGGAAAAGGTGCGCGCGCAGATGCCGGTGAGCTTTGACCGGCCCACGCCGTTCACCGTGCGCGGCGTGTTCACGACCAAGGCCAACAAGAAGAACCTGGTGGCCGAGGTGTACTTCCCGGAGTCCCAGGAGGAGCAGGGCAAAGCCAAGCGCGAGTACATCCGCCCTGGCGCGCTGGGCGCCCCCGCTCGGCGCCAGAAGCGCACCGAGTTCCTGCTGACGCGCACCGGCTACCTGCCGCCTGGCTGGGTGACGACACCCGGCACGACGGCGGCCAAGGGCGGCTACATCGACCGATTCGGCAACGTCAAGCCGCGCACCTACGCTCAGATCGTCAACGTGCTGCAGCTCAAGAAGAGCGAGACCAAAAGCGCACGCAACATCGCCATGCGCTCGCAAAGGCGATCGGCCAGCATGGGCGTGGACGTCGAGTTCTTTGCCGTCAAGCCCGGCAGCAAGCAACTGGGCCCCAGCGGTTCGTGGTTGCCGCCCGGCGTGTACCGCCGCGTAGGCAAGAAGAAGGTCGAGGGCCTGCAGCAGATTCTGAAGTTTGTGCAGAAAGCGGCGTACCGCCCGCGCATCGACATCGAAAGCATCGCCCGCACCGAGGTGCGCGAAGCCCTGCAGCCTGAGTTCGAGAAAGCCTTTGCCGGCGTGAAGGCCCGGTTTGCAGCAAACGCAGCTCGCCGTGCCGCAGCGGGTTTGACGCCATGAACCTCGACGCCACCTGCACCCAGGGCGCCTTCGGTGAGCTGATTGGCGTGAGCCAGCCGGCTGTCTCCGAGATGGTGTCCAAGCAGATCCTGCAGCCTGGCGACACCGCCCGCCAGTGGCTGCTGGACTACTGCGCCCACATGCGCGAGCAGGCTGCCGGCCGGGGCGCGGACGGCGAGCTGGCCTTCCAGCGCAGCGAGCTGGCCCGCGTCAGCCGCGAGCGCGCCGAGATCAAGCTCGCCCTGGAGCGCCGCCAGTTCGCGCCCGTGGCTCTGCTGGAGCAGGTGCTCGCCACCGTGGGCCGCAGCATCGTGGGCGTGCTGGAGCCGCTGCACGTCAACCTGCACCGCCAGTGCCCGGCCCTCACGGCTGAGGACCTGAAGCTCATCCAGCTTGAGATCTCGCGCGCATGCGACGTGGCCGTGCAGGCCTCGCTGGCCATGCTGGACGCCGAGGACGAAGCCGAAACCGCCGCCGCGCCCGGCCCCGACGTGGACGCCGCCGCCGAGGCCGAAGCCTACGGCGACGAGGACGACTGAGCCGCCCGCCGCCCGCCCGCCGCCCGCCCCAACCATGAGCGCCCGCGACCTTCCGCCCCACATCCAGCGCCAAGTCTGGCTGCACCAGGCCGCAGAGCTGCGCCGCAGCATCCGCGCCGCCGTGGCCAAGGGCCTGGAGGCGATGAAAACGCCCGAGCCGCTGACCCTGGACGAATGGGCCGAGCGGCACTTCTACCTCTCCGCCGAATCCAGCCAGGGCGAGAAGCGCTGGCAGAGCTACCCCTTCCAGCGCGCCATGCTCGGCGCCATGGGCGATGACGACATCGAGGAGGTTGACATCCGCAAGAGCGCGCGGGTGGGCTACAGCAAGATGCTCCTGGCCAGCATCGGCTACGACGCCCAGCACAAGCGCCGCAACCAGGCGCTGTGGCAGCCCACCGACGGTGACAGCGACGAGTTCTGCAAGGCCGAGCTGGAGCCCATGCTGCGTGACGTGAAGGTCATGCAGACCGTGTTCCCCCGCTTCATGGCCAAGAGCAAGCAGAACACGCTCAACATGAAGAAGTTTCTGGGGTCCATCCTGTACCTCAAGGGCGGCACCAGCGCCGGCAACTTCCGCCGCATGACGCTGCAGAGCGCCAAGCTCGATGAGTTCGACGGCTTTGACCAGAAGATCGAGAAGAGCGCCGACCCCTTCACCCTGGCCTGGAAGCGCCTGGAAGGCGCCACCTACCCCAAGATCATCTGCGGCACCACGCCCCGCATCAAGGGCCTGAGCCACATCGAAAAGCGCGAAGCCGCCGCCGATGCCCGCCTGCGCTTTCACATCACGTGCCCGCACTGCCAGGTCGAGCACCCGCTGGCCTGGGGCGGCAAGGATGTGCGCCACGGCTTCAAGTGGGACGCGCATGACCCCGAAGGCACCGTGCGGCACCACTGCCCGCACTGCCACGGCAGCATCACCCAGGCCGATTACCTGCGCCTGTGGCATCAGGGCGTGTGGGTCAGCGAGTGCGGCAACTACCGCGCCCACGGCCAACCCTACCGCTGGACGGATGGCACGGGCGCCGCGCTGCTCAAGCCCCCGCGGCACGTGGCCTTCCATGTGTGGACGGCCTACAGCCCGCAAACCACCTGGGCCGCCATCGTCCGCCAGTTCCTCCAGTGCATGAAGTCCAAGGCGGCCGGCGACAACGCGCCGCTGGAAGGTTTTGTCAACGAGACCCTGGGCGAGACCTGGGAAGAAGAGGTCGAAAAGGCCGAAGCGCACGAGCTCCAAAAGCGCGCCGAAGACTACCCCCTGCGCCGCGTGCCCGTGGGCGGCCTGCAACTGGTGGCCGGCGTGGACGTGCAGGACAAGCGCTGGGAAGTCACCGTGTGGGCCATTGGCCGCGGCAGCGAGATGTGGGCCGTGGACTACCAGGTCATCGACGGCAACCCCGCTGACGAACGCGAATGGGAAGAGCGCCTGCACCCCTACTTGCAGGCCCCGCTGACCCACTGGCACGGCGCGCCGATGAAGATTGCCGCCAGCGCCATCGACACGGGCGGCCACTTCACCCATCAGGCCTACAACTTCTGCCGCCTGCACCACGGCCACAAATACTTCGCCATCAAGGGCGACAGCAAAGAGGGCATGCCCATCAAGGGCCGCAGCAGCAGCCAGGACGTCAACTGGCGCGGGCGCATCGTCAAAAGCGGCGTGCGGCTGTGGCTGGTGGGCACCGACACCGCCAAGGACAACCTGTTCGAGCGCCTTCGCGTGCAGCGCCCAGGCCCCGGGTACATCCACTTCAGCAAGGCCCTGCCGCTTGAGTGGTTCAAGGGCTTCACCGCCGAGGTGCGGCGCATCGTGCGCACCAGCAGCGGCGAAAAGGTGCGCTGGGTGAAGACCACCGCCCGCAACGAGCCGCTGGACACCACCGTCTACGCCCTGTTCTCCAGCCAGATGCTGGACCACCACAAGCTCAGCGACGCGCAGTGGAGCCGGCTGGAAAACGACCTGCTGCCCGATCTTTTTGCGCCCTTTGACGCCACCAGCGCCACCAGCGCCACCGCATCCCCTCAGCCGCCCACCGCTGCGTCGCTGCCACCGCTGGCCCCGGGCCAGATTGAGGTGCGCGACATCACGGCCGCGCCCGCAGCCCCGCCAGCGCCCGCACCCCCTGCCGTGGCAGCCGCCGTCGCCACGCCCCGCCGCCGTCCGCCACCGCCGCCATCCGCCCCGGCGCCGCTGGTCAGCCCCTTTGCCAAGCCTGAATGGAGCGCCCGCCTGTGACCAGCACCGCCCTGGACCCCGCCTACGCCAACCCGGCCGTCACCGTCACCCCGCGCGACGACCCTTCGCACACCCCGGCCAGCACGCGCCAGAACTCCGCCGCCCTGCTGAAGGTGGACATCCGCGACGTGCTGCAGGCCGAAATCGGCATGAACGAAGCCTTTGCCGACCTCGTCAGCGACGCCCTGTGCCGCGGCCTGCGCAACCGCTGGGGCGGCCGCGAAATCTACGTCCCCGCCGAAGACATCGCCGAGCGAAACGACCGCATCCGCCAAGCCTGGCGCGGCAACAACGCCAGCGAAGTCATGCTCCGCTTCGGCATCAGCAAAGCCACGCTGTACCGGGTGCTGAATGACCGCTGACCCCCAAAGTCTCATTCCATGGGTAGGAATGAGACAGCCACACCGATAGGCTGGCCGGGCCGCTGCCAGACGGTTGAGCAGAGCCAACCCCCAACACCACCATGACCACCCTTGCCGAAGCCCAAAGCATGGTCACCGCCTACCTGGCGGCCGAGCAAGCCATTTTGGAAGGCAAGGAAGTGCGCATGGGCGGTCCCGGGCTGGACCGTTGGCTGCGGCACGAAGACCTGGCCATGGTGCGCGACGGGCGCAAGGAGTGGGAGCGCCGCGTCACCGCGCTGCAAGCCGCCGCCGACAACCGGCCCACCTTTGGCGGCCTGGGCTACAGCGTGGCCGATTTCAGCGCCCTGCGCGACCGCTGAGGCCACCGCGCCGCCGCCACCCGAACAGGACGACCATGGCCGACCCGACCGCCCCAAACATCATCGACCGCATCGTCGGCTATCTGAACCCGGCCGCCGGCCTGCGCCGCGTGGGCGCCCGCCGCGCCCTGGCCCTGGCCGCACCGCCGTATGAGGCCGCCACGCCCAGCCGCACCCGCAAGTTCTACACCGACCAGCGCAGCCCGAACCAACTGGTGGACATGAGCGCCCGCGCCCTGCGCGCCCAGGCCCGCCAACTGCAGCGCAATCACGACGTGTCGCGCGGCATCCTGCGCACCATGGTCAACAACGTCGTGGGCGCCAACGGCATCGGCATCGAGCCGCAGCCGCGCCGCGCCGACGGCAGCATCCACGAGGAATACGCCGCCGCCCTGCGCGCTGCCTGGCGCGAATGGGCGCTGCGCCCTGAAGTCACCCAGCGCCACCACTTTGCCAAGGTGCAGCGCCTGATGTGCATGACGTGGCTGCGGGATGGCGAATCCTTCGCGCAGGAGGTCATGGGCGGCAGCGTCTACAACTTCCCCACCGCCGTGCCGATGGCGTTGGAGATGTTCGAGGCCGACCTCGTGCCCTTCGACTACGAGGTCTTGCCGCGCATCGAGCAGGGCATCGAGCGCAACGCCTGGGGCCAGCCGGTGGCCTACTTCGTCCACAAGCACCACCCGGCTGAAGGCATCGGCCCGGGCCTGAGCTTCAGCACGGGCGACCTCAAGCGCGTGCCGGCCGACCGCGTGCACCACATCGCCCTGCTGGACCGCATCGGCCAGATGCGCGGCATCAGCGAGTTCGCCAGCATCATCACCCGGCTGGAAGACATCAAGGACTACGAAGAGTCCGAGCGCATCGCCGCCAAGATCGCCGCCGCACTCACCGCCTACGTCAAGAAATCCAGCCCTGACGGCTACACCGGCCCGCTGACTGACAGCGAGGGCAACCCCGTGCCGCGCAGCATCAGCATGGCGCCCGGCATGGTCATCGACAGCCTGACCGTGGGCGAGGAAATCGGCCTGATCGACAGCAACCGGCCCAATCCCAACGTCGTCACCTTTCGCCAGGGCCAACTGCGGGCCGTGGCGGCCGGCGTGGGGGCCAGCTACAGCAGCATTGCGCGCGACTACGGCGGCACCTACAGCGCCCAGCGGCAAGAGCTGGTGGAGCAGTGGGTGAACTACGCCACCTTGACGGACGAGTTCGTCGGCCAGTTCATCCAGCCCGTGTGGGCCAGCTTCGTGACGGCCGCGCAACTCAGCCGCGCCGTGCCCGCCCCGCGTGACCTGCAGCCCGGCAGCGCCGATGATGCCCTTTTCATCGCGCAATCCATGCCCTGGATCGACCCCGCGAAGGAAGCCGCGGCCTACGTCACCCTGGTTCGAGCCGGCTTTGCCAGCGAGGTGGAAGTCATGCGCAAGCGCGGCGTCAACCCGCGCGACGTGCTCGAGCAGATCACCGCCTTCCGCGCTGAAACCGAAGCGCGCGACCTGGTATTCACCAGCAACGGCCGCAACGCCGAGTCCGGCGGAAACGCCTCGGCAAGCGATGCCCAGGCCAGCGAGAGCGCAGCACAGCAGGCCGCAGAAGACGCCGCCGACCGCGCCGCCCAGGCCGCCGCCCGCATGGCCGCGCAGGACATCGAGCGCCTGCGCGCTGACATCAACGCCCGCCCGCAGGTGGCACCCGTCGTCAACGTCCACGTGCCCGAGCAGCGCCACGAAGTGCACAACCACATCGCCCCGTCCGCCGCGGCCGTGGAAGTGCACAACCAGGTGCAAGTGCCCGAAACCACCGTCAACGTCGAAGCCGTCATGCCCACCGCCGCCGCGCCCGTGGTCAACGTCAGCAACACCGTCGAACCCGCCCCCGTCACCGTCCACAACACTCACCCGGCCCGCGCCGTGCAGACGGTGGAGCGCGACGACAACGACGAGATCGTGCGCACGGTAACCACCTACGAAGGCTGACCCGTGGCCGCGCCGACCTACGCCACCGACCTTGCCGACATCACGTTGGCCGAGTCCACCTCGGATGGCGGCACCTGGACGGCTATCGGCGGCGGCAACATCACGCTGGGCGCGGGGCCGGACTTCGCCATGCAGGGCACCAACTGCGTGGACGCGCGGATCAGCAACACCGACAAAGGCCCGGGCGTGCCCACGGCGACGCAGACGCTGGGCGCCTCGGACCACATCTTCACCTGGGTGTTCATGGCCACGCCGGGGCTGACTGCGACGCTGCAAAACGGCGGGGTCACGGTGGCGATCGGCAACAGCGTTTCGGCGCTGGTCAAGTACCACGTCGAAGGCAACGACACCTTTGGCGCGGCCGGCCGCGTGGCTCGCTGCTACCCGATCCGCCCAATCAACTCTGCCAACACCTCCGCGCCCAACTACCGCACCTTGCTGGGTTCTCCGAGCGGTGTGTTCAGCTTCTTCGGTGCAACGGCCAACATCGCTGGCACGGTGCGCGGCAGCAACCTTGGCGTGGATGCCATCCGCCGAGGCACTGGCGTCTACATCACCGCAGGCGAGGTGGCGGCGCCCGGCACGTTTTCTGGCGCAGCGACGGAGAACGACCTCATCGCCAACCGCTGGGGCGTCATCTCGTCGATTGCGGGTTCGAGCTACGAGCTTCAGGGCCGCTTTGTCGTGGGCCAAAGCACGGCCGGCACGCCGACCGCTGCCTACTTCGTTGACAGCAACAAGAACATCCTGCTGACCGACACCCCGCACGCTCAGACCGATTTCACGCAGATCATCGTCGATCACGCTTCGACCACGTTCAACCTCACGAACATCAACATCGAGGCGGGCGGCACCACCAACCCTGGCAAGCTGGTGTTCAACAACGCCAGCACCACCTCGGCCCTGA